TAAAGTTGCAGACAACTACACACAACCAGGTTCACCTTATGGCCCCCAATTCTCAGGAAACTCCGAAGACGGAGCAGCAGGAAGTATCCCTAACACCATCCCCGATTTCGGGGCAGCAGCCCAAGGACTCCCCAGTGGCCCAGTCGGAGGAGCCGAAGGTTAAGGAACTAACCCCAATAGTCTCAGAGAAACCTACTGCCAAAAAAAAGAAAGAGAAAGAACCACAGGTTATTAAAGATAGCCCGAACCATATCACTATTAGATAACAACCTTTCACCCATCACATCCAATGCCAGATCCAGTAACTATTGTCGAACCAGAAACTAATGCAATCTCTCCTGAACAGGAAGCAAATGCAAGAGATCAAGCACTAATTAAGGAAGCAGAAGAAAGAGGGCCAGTTAAATTTGCTGGCAAGTATGATTCTGTTCCAGAGCTAGAGAAAGGATACGAAGAACTTCAAAAGAAGCTAGGAAGCCAAGAGGAAGGCGACAAGCCTGAAGTATCTGAATCAAAAGAAGAAGCAGCACCTGCCAACGCTTCAGAAATTTATGGTGAATACATAGGTAGTCGCCTTGATGAAGCTGGTGTCGATTACCAAGGGATGAATACTAAATGGCAAGAGACAGGCAAGTTAGATGATGACGAC